CCGGCGGAGTGCCGGGGAATAGCAACCCCGCCATCAAGAGGTTGCACGGCTGGCGGGGTACCACGAATGGCCGCGAGCTCTGGGCCCACGGCCGGCGCCGCGTCCTCCGGGTCCGGACTCTCAAGAGCGGGGATGTGGCTGTCACCGTGGGGCCTGATCTGGCCCCCGAGGAGCCCTGAAAGGAGCATCGCAAATGGGGGGCATGGCGTGGGCCATGCTCCCCATCGCTTATCCTAAAGCGGCAATAGCGCCGCAAGGAGGTGTGAGATGGCAGAGGTCTTGGTGATCGGACTTATCTATGGACTGGCCGCCGCGCTGGTGGCGGCGTATTGGGACGAAAGGAGGCTGTCATGAAAGAGCTCATCGCAGCATTGGCGCAGGCGCAGGCGGAGTTTCCGCGCCTGCAGAAGCGAGGAGTGAACCCCCATTTCGGGAACAAGTTCGTCCGATTAGAGGACTTGCTCGATGCAGTCATGCCTGTGCTCCGCAAGCACGGGCTCCTCATGCTGCAGATGCCCGAGGACGGGCACCTGCGGACTCTGCTGGTGCATGTCGAGTCTGGCGAATCCATTACAACGGATTATCCGATTCGGCCTGCGCGGCCCGACGACCCCCAGGCCCTCGGGAGCGCCGTCACGTATGCCCGGAGATATGCCCTCCAGGCGCTCCTCGGGATCGCCGGAGAAGAAGACGATGACGCCGAGGCGGCCACCGCGAGGCCCGAAACCGGGCCCGTGATCCGACCGGCCGCCCCCCGATCCGAGCCAATCATCTCACACGAACCCCAGCCGGCTCCTCCCGAGACGGAAGGGGAGCCGGTCCCCCCGCCGGCCTGCAAGGTTTGCGGGAAGGCGACTCGCTTCCGCCCGGCTGGGACCAGCAAGGATGGCCGGCCCTACGAGGCCTTCTGGTCCTGCCCCGACCGCTGCAAAGGAGGGGCCTGGAAGGACAGTGAGTGGCGGGAGGAATGGGGTAGGCGGAAGCAGGATATCCCGTTTTGAGCGGGAAATAGGAGGTGGGCATGTATCTCACGAAGCCAGAAGCCCCAGCGCACTGGTACACCCCGGCTGGGGAGCCGTGTTACACGGTCCAGAGCCAGGACGGGTCGGAGCGCCCAACGACCCTCAGGGACGCGCGAGTGCTGGGCCTGTACCCCAGCGTGACTTCTGTGCTGTCCGTGCTCAGCTCCCCGGTCCTCATGGCCTGGCGGCTGGAACAGGCCATTCTCTCCGCCCTCACGCTCCCCCGTCAGGATGGTGAGGACGACCAGACCTTCGCAGGCCGCGTTCTCCAGGACATGGCCCGCGAAAGTGACTCGGCTGCCCAGGCCGGCACCGAGCTCCATGCCTTCCTCGAAGGCTGGCACCAGGATCCCAGCGCCCCGCTCCCTCCTGGGGCCTGGTTTGCCCCCCATATCGAGCACTATGCCAAGTGGTTCGATGCCGAGGGGCGCGACGTGCTGGCGGTGGAGGTCCCTTTTGCCCACCGCTCCGGCTTCGGAGGGCGAGTGGACCTCGTTCTGGGCAGCACGCCCTACGACATCCAGGACCGGCCCATTATCATCGACTGGAAGAGCCGGAAGACCAAGCCCGGGCAGCCAGTGACTCCCTACGATCACTGGCTGATCCAGTTGGCCGCATATGGCCTCTACTGGGGGGCTATGCGCGGCATCAATATCGTCTTCTCGACGACTGAACCAGGCCGCGTGGATATCATCCGCCACGACCTCCGGGAGATGTGGCGGGGAAAGCAGATGTGGTTGTCCTGTTTCGAGTTGTGGAAGCTCAGCCATCGCTATGATCCGCTTGAGCCGAAGGGGGAGGAGCAATGACTCTGGTGAGGAGGGATTGGATGCGCTATACGCGCATCCTCAAACTGCTTGACAGCAAACCGCCCGTCGTACTCATCGGAGTCTATGACCACTGGCAAGCATCATACTGGTGGATGACGATGCTCCCATTGTCCCTCCTTCTAGATGGCCTCCCGTATAAGGAGGAACTGCGCAAGCTGCGGCCTAGCCTGGCCATGACCGCGAGGATCACTCTCCGTCTATTCGACCAGCACAAAGATCCCGAGCCAGCTCTTCTACTCGCGAGGGACCTTGATGATCCCATCAACATTACTCTCCGTTCGTATGGGCGCCTAATCTTCTATCTAGGAAGCACAGAAATCGAGGTGCTCACTGGATTCGAGGCTCATCATGACCTCCTGCCGGGGGAGTTTCTGTGTGTCGGCCTCGACATCCGCATCTTCGAGCCGCTCTACGATCTTCTCGATAGAAAACTCCCCAGCAGGTGAATGAAAAGGAGGTGTATGATGGCTTATGTCCCGGTTCTCAAACTGCTGGATGGCGCCCCACTTATGACCCTTATCGGCGTCTATGACCAGGAAGACTGCTCGGCCTGGTGGATGACGATGGTCCCTCTCGATTATCTTCTCGATGGCACCAGGAATACCGGCAATTTCCGCGAACTCCGGCCTGGCGTAACCATGGCCATGGAGGTCTCGCTCCGCCCATTCAGCGGAGATGAGGAAGATGGGCCCCGGCTTCTGCTCCGGCGGGACCCGGATGCTCCCTTCTATACCTTCTTGCGGGACAGATACGTTCTCTTCGGCCTGGAGGGCCCCGACCTCCGGGCCCTCACAGGATCCGACCTCCACACTCAGATGCTCCCAGGAGATACCCGAGAGGTCCTCTTGAGCATCCGGCTGAAATGGCCCCTCATTCATGGCCAGACCGGGGGGAGGAAGCCATGAGGAGATATTATTGCTCCGATTGCCAGCAGAAGACCCAGGTCGATCGGCAGGGGCGCTGTGAGCACTGTGGAGGGAGCGCCGTGACGCTGGCCCTCCCCGCTCGGTGCCTTGTCTGCGGGCGGGGCCTCGATGCCGGGCTTATGATCGGAGGCATCGTGCACACGAGCTGCTTGCCAGCATGGCGAGAGGAGAGACGCAATGCACTCATGGTCCTCCGCTAGACTACATGCAATCCAGGCACTGGACAGGCTCCTCCACCGCCAGATGCCTGACGAACCCGGCGATACGCTGCGCCATGAGCGCGAGCTCGCCATCGCCGTATTGGTGACGGTCGCGCAGGAATATCTTCACGAGTCTCCGAAGCGCAGGGCAAAGACTCGGAAGGCGATCCGCCGCGGGGATGTGGGCTTCTGGCTCCAGCTGGCCGGGATCGACCCATCCTGGTACTATCTGCAGCTCCGAAAGGCCCTCCGCTGGTGCCGCCAGGAGGCGGAGTGCAATGCGCTGCGGGGCCCCGACGGGAAGTTCATCCCGCGAAAGAGAGAGGGCAAGCCATGACGGCGCGCACCTCTCCCATCGTCTCCTTGCTCTTGCGCGCAACGGCGGATATCGCTCCCGGAGAGGCCGAATACCGCTTTGCTCCGCCTCGCCGCTGGCGCTTCGACGTGGCTTGGCCAACCCGACGAGTGGCCCTGGAGATCGACGGCGGTATCTGGACCGGAGGCCGCCACACCTTCGGGGCCGGATGGCTTCGCGATGCCGAGAAGCTGAATGAGGCCGCGGCGCTTGGCTGGCGAGTGCTCCACTGCACGCCTCAGCAGGCGCGGAAGATGGAGGTGCTCGACGTCCTTAGGCGGGCCCTCAATGCTGGAGGCTTGGAAGGGCCCAAGCATGGCGAGAGCGAGCGCTCGGCAAGCGCTTGCGCTCCCAGGTAGGAGGTATTATATTATGGATGCCCCTCCTCGGGGCGGCCAGCGGGAACTGGCATGAGAAGGCGGTAGCATGAAACCTGAGAACGGCGCGACGGGCTCATCCGCCTTCACCCGTTTCGCCCAGTCCCCCCGGCGGGTTTCCCGGCTCGCCGGGGGGCATCCTTCTATCAGGAGGCCGGCCATGAAAGCACCCCCCTTCATGCCCATCTACCCCGCGGACTTTCTCACGGATGAGCGATTCGCCTTCCTCACTCTCGAGGAGACGGGCGCCGTGTTTCTCCTCTTGATGTGGCAATGGCAGAACGGGAGCATCCCCGACGACCCTGCAAAGCTCGCCATCATCCTCCGGGTGAATAAGACCGTCATGAGCACACTATATAACGCGATCAAAGGAGCTTTCGACGAGGTCCCGGGCGATGGGCAGAGGCGCAACCGGTGGTTGCATCAAGCCCGGGAGGAGCTACTCCAAAAGCGCACTAAGATGGCGATGGCTGGTCGAGCCGCCATGCACTCAAGGTGGGCATCAAGCGCGGATAAGGACCTTATCGAAGCGCATCATAAGGACCTTATCGAAGCTCAAGATAAGGAGCTTATAATAGCTCATGATAAGGACCTTATAACAGCACGGGATAAGGTCCTTATAACTGCGCATCATAAGGACCTTATAACAACTCCGGATAAGGACCTTATAACAGCTCAAGATAAGGACCTTAGGGAACATAACATAACAGAACATAACGTAACTAAAACAATATCCCCCCCTATATCCCCCCCCGCTCACGCGGGAGGGGGCCCCAAGGCCTCTGACGAGGCCTTTGCTCTCTTCTGGGATGCATATCCCAAGAAGCGCAGCAAGGGGCAGGCCCTGAAAGCATGGAAACAGCTCCGTCCCTCCAAGGAGCTTGTGGATCGCATCCTCGCCGCCATCGAGAAAGCGAAGGTCTCCCCGGATTGGACCCGTGATGGCGGAGCCTACATCCCCTACCCAGCCACATGGCTACACGCCATGGGCTGGGAGGATGATTACTCCCAGGCGAAGCCTGCGCCAGCCAATTCTCCTCCACCAAGGCCTACTCCTACCAAGGCAGAGATATATGCTCGCGTAGGAGGGCATCGAGACCTTGCACCGCCGCCCCCTCCACCGAAGCGAGACCCTGAACCTCAACCGCTCCGACCTGACCCGCAAGCCGCCTTGGAGTTCACCGCCCGAATCGAGCGCCTCATCCAGGAGGGGGAGATCGAACAGGAGACAGTGGACCTCTGCCTCCGCCCAGCGGTCCCATTTCGCCTCTTGGACGGCCAGGTTTGGGCGGCGGTGCCGGCGGGTGCCCTCTTCATGGCGCAGGAGTCTATCTTGCCTGACCTCATGACCGCCGGCATACGACTAACAACCCCCGAGGAGGCGATGGAGATGCTCGCGCTCGGGTCTGGCGCGGAAGACGTGCCAGAAGAGGTTCTGGGACAAGCTCAGGCAGCCACTTGACAGGCTGGGCATCGAGCCCTATATTGAGCACAAAGGGCCTACCTCAGCCCTGCCTCCCCCTCCAGCCCCACCTCCCTGGAGGGGGAGGCCCAGAATGGTTATGCGGAGGGTGGAAGGGCCGTAGATGCCAGCCTCGCGCCTGAACTGGGAAGCCATAAAGGCTGAGTATATCTCAGGCGATGATAGCGTCACCCATCAGTACTTGGCGGACAAATACAAATGCGCTCGTGTCACTGTGACCCGCCATGCGAAAGGCTGGGAAGAGGCCCGGGCACAATACCGTAACCGCGTCGCGACCAAAACCCTGAATCGGGTTAGCACAACGGAGGCCGAGCTCCGGGCGAAGCAGCTCCGCGTCGCGGATGCCCTCCTGGCCAAGGGCCTGGCTGCCATGCAGCGGCTGGACCCGGCAACCTATGCCGAGGCCCTGCGCACCGTAGAAACTGCGCTGGAGCAGGCGCGCAAGGCGGCTGGGATTCGCGAGGTTGTGGAGCAGGCCCAGGAAGAGCAGACGGTCAAGCTGATTCTCGTGGACCCGAGGCAGGAGAAGAGCTCGGATGGTGGATAAAGCGCTCCATTACCCCCTCCATGCAGGCCAGCAGGAGGTCTATTGCGCCGGCGAGATCGACGGCTATCGGTACATCGTCCTCGTGGCTGGCCGCCGGTGGGGGAAGGGCGAGCTCGCAGCAGCTAGGCTGGTCGCAGCCGCCTATGCCTCCCCTCGGCACTTCGCCTACATCGCTCCGTCCTATCGCATGGCGCGTCGAATCGAGTGGGCGAAAGTGATCCGATGGGCCGAGCTGATTCGGAGAGCCACGAGGCGCAGATATGATCTCAACCGCTCTGACCTCATTCTGACCTGGGACCGAGGCGGATCGGTAGCGCTCTATGGGGCGGACAACCCCGACAGCCTGCGCGGGATCGACCGAGGCTTCGCCGGCGTGGTTCTGGATGAGTTTGACCTGTTCATGCGCGAGCCCGGGGCAAAGATGCCCTATGTCTGGGAGGCGATCGTACGCCCTGCGCTCGCCGACTCCAGGGGATGGGCCCAGATCCAGGGGACGCCTGACGGCTTTGGCGGCCTGTATGAGGCATATCGCCGCGATGGGGAGGTGGAGGGATGGAAGAGCTTTCATTTCAGGAGCATAGACAATCCGCTCCTTGACCCGGCGGAGATTGAGGAGGCGCGTCGAACCACAGACCCGCGGCTCTTTCGTCAGGAATGGGAGGCGTCCTTCGAAGCTCCGGCTGGTCGGGTCTACGATACCTTCTCCAGGGCGGAGAATGTCCGGGAATGCCCATTTGACGCCGCGCTCCCGGTATATGTGGGGATGGACTTCAACGTCGACCCCATGTCTGCCGTTCTGGCGCAACGGCATGGCCCGGAATGGTGGGTAGTGGAAGCGGTCGAGCTCCAGAATGCGCACACGGCTGCCATGGCAGACTTCCTCAGGAAGCGCCTGCGCGCTCTCTATGGCAGCGAGACCTACCCAGAACCGCAGCTCTGGGTAGACCCCACAGCACGCGCGCGCCAGCATGCCATGGGCACGACGGATGTCGAGGTCTTGCGCGGCCATGGCTTCCAGGTTCACTGGCGGCAGGTTCTACGGGAGAGTGACAAGTACAACTCGGTCCGGGCCCAGATTCTCAGCGCTTCCGGCGAGCGCAGGCTATTCATCGACCCGTCCTGCCGGCGTCTGATTGACCGACTTGAGCAGCTGGCCTATGACGATGACGACGACCACTTGACAGACGCGCTCGGATATCTCATATTTGGGGTAGCACCTCGCGGGAGGAGCGAATGGGCCTGAAGGATTTTGTAGGCGGGCTTAAGGCGCTGTGGGCGGGCGGCGTGTGGTATCCGCAAGACTTCCGCGGTGGGGAGACCTGGGAGTCGAAACGCAGTCAGTATCTCCGCGCCATCAACCTTCTGCGGGGGCGGCAGCTTGACACGCTCGACGCGGACATCTCCGCCGTCTATTCGGCGAATAACGCCCGCCTCTATCGCGCCCAGAAGATGACCTTCAACATCATTGGGCGAGTCGTGGACAAGCTGGCGATGCTGTACAAGCAGCCGCCAGAAGTGAAGGGCCCGGATGCGTTCGCCGCGCTCTTCACCGAGGACCTCACGCCCGTCCTGCGCCAGGCAGATCGTGTCTCGGAGGTCTGCGGCATTGCCTGGGTTGGTGTGGATTGGGACGATCAGACGAAGCGGCTCCGCCTGGTATGCCTGCCTCCAGATCAGGTCGAACCGGTCTGGAATGGGGATGCTCTGGAGGCGCTCTCCATCTACAGCCGCGCCATCAAGGAGAATGGGACCAAGCGCGAGGAGGTGATCCTGCGCACCGAATGGACCCCAACATCCTATCGCATTTATGAAGACGGCGAGGACAAGACGGCAGAATGGGCCCCAGAAGCATCAGGCTTCCCCGGCTATGGCGTGATCCCCTATGTGCCTATGTACCCCGAGACGCCTCTGACCGGTGAACCGGATGGCGTGATCCGAGAAAGCCTGATCCAGTGTCAGCGAACGCTCAACATCAAGCTCACCGAGCTGATGGTGCTTATGTCCCTGCAGGCCGGAAGCCAACCCGTCTATCGCGGGAGCACGCCACCGAAGGACCTGGCCGTCGGGGTCGGGAACCTGGTCTTCCTCGAGAGTGGGCTATCCGGCGAGACGCCGGACTTTTTCTTCGCCTCTCCAAGCGCGAACATCGAGGGCTGCTGGGAAACCCTGCAGAACCTGCTGCAATATCTCGCCTTCACGCATGGTTTGAGCGGGCAATGGGTGATTGATACAAAAGCCCCGAGCGGAGTGGCGCTTCAGGTCAACAATGCGGACCTGGAGGAGTACCGCGAGGCGAAACAGCAGGTTCACAAAGCCTTCTGGAGCAATCTGGTTGCCGTGGCCTCGGCGGTGGCGGGATATTCTGGAGGGCCGACCGCCGATCCTTCAGAGGTGACGGTTCTCTTCGCGTCTCCGAAAGTTTATGAGGACCCCATGGCCGTGGCCCAGCAATGGCAGCTGGAAGTCGGCGCGCTGGTCCGGTCCCGGGCCGAGTGGGCGCTTGCCACGCACCCAGAGCTGCGCAAGGAAGCGGACCCGCTGGCGGCCGCGAAGGCGCTCGTGGATGCCAATGCCACGGCAGAGCGAGCGGTCCGAGCCATCGCCATGCCGCAGGCGCCCGGGCCGGCGGCCTTCACGTCAGATGCTCTGCGCGGGATGAAGAATGGCTGACTTCTCCGCCATCAGCGACCGTCTAGAAGCCATCGCAGAGGAGCGAGGCGATGAAGCGATCCTTGCGCTCGGGAAGGCTCTGCGCGCGCTTGAGGCAGACCTGGCGGACGCGCTGGATGAGAAGGCTGTCTGGCGCTATGAGGACCTCGACGAGCTCCTCAGGGTGGTACAGGACGCTATCGGGCGCTCCGGCCTGCATGATGTGGCGGAGGTATTTGGGCAGGCGGCGCTGGAATACGCAAAGAAGGTGGATGCGGGCATCGATGCGCTGAGCTTTGGCTCTTCGGAAAGCAACATGCTCTATGCGGCGATCCAGGCCAAATACGCCGGCTGGCAAGAGACGGTCGAGGGGAAATTCCTTTCCTGGCTCCGTGCCATCATGGCGCAGCAAGTGCTGACCGGGGTCGACGCAAAGACCCTCTACAAAGAGGCACTCGACTATTTAGAGGGGAGCCTCCGAAGTTATGCCTCTACCTATATCGAGACGGCGCTCCAGCAGTCGATCCGCGATACATGGGCCGTGGCCGGGCAGGCGCTCAAGGCGACGTATTATCGCTACGCGGGCCCCCCTCTCATTCCCACGTCGCATGAGTTCTGCATAGAGCACTATGGAGAGACCCGCCCGCTCAAGGAATGGGAAGAGATGGACAACGGGACCGACCTTCCGGTCGTCTGGTCTTGCGGCGGCTGGAACTGCCGGCATTATTTGGAGCCAGTACCAGGAGAGGCGGGACGCCTCGAGGAGGAATAGATGGAAGAGCAGAAGCCTAAGCCCAGCGAGACGCCGGGCGAAAACACCCACCCCACGAGTGATTCGTGGACCCCGCCCACTCGGGAGGAGTGGGAAGCGGCACAGCGAAAGCTGATCAACTGGCAGGAGACCGTAGACCGCCTCCAGGGCAAGCTCAAGGGATTTGAGCAGAAGCTGGCGGCGCAGGAGGAAGAGGAGGCCAAGAAGCGCGGCGAGTTCGAGGCGCTCTACAAACGCGAACGCGAGACGCGGGAGCAATACGAGAAGCGCCTCAAGCAGATCGAGGCCAGCATGGAGGAGGAGCTCGCCGCCATCATGAAGGACTGGGACGAGAGGACCAAAAAGCTCATCCCAGAAGGGCTGTCTGTGGGCGAGAAGCTCCAGATGGCCAAAGGCATCCAGGACCTCCTCTCGGCGAAGAAGGGCGGCCCATCTACGACCCCCCCGGGATCGCGGAACGGGAAGGACATGACCGACCACCAGTCTCAGCTCGATTGGGCCTATCGCGACCCGAAGGGCTATCTGGACTGGCTGAGCAAACGAAAGGAGTAAAAAATGGCTATCACTACCTATTCGGATATTCAGGCGCTCGTCCCGAGCTTCGTCGCCTTCGCCCTCACGGCGAGCCGCGAGACCGGGCCCATGCGCAACCTCGTCCAGACCTACCAGATGCAGAGCGGCACACTGACTCTTCCGGAGACGGGCACCGTCAATGTGGCGGCCATGACCGAGGGCGTGCCTCTCTCCACCTTCACGACCCTCAATGTGGGCAGCGTCACTCTGACCAGCGGGAAGTATGGCGGGGCTGTGTCTATCTCGGACGAGGCCGTTAATCGGGCGAAGGCTGGCAACTTCGACATCATCAAGGAGGCCGCGACTGGCCTCGGCACGGCCTTCGGGATCGAGATCGACAAGGCCCTCGTGGGCCTCTTCGCTGGACTCTCCAATACCGTCGGGTCGGCCGGGACGGAGCTGACGGTCGCCGAGTACGGGAAGGCGCTCGCCAAGCTTCGGAAGAACAACGTCCCCACGCCCTATTATTGCGTGCTCCATCCCTACCAGGCGTACAACCTGTTCAAGGACCTGAAGGCGCCCGATAGCTCGAAGGGCTTCCCGGCCGGTCTCGATAATGCCACCCGCCCATTCTTCGAGCAGACCCTGTTCAACGTGCCCATCTTCACAGACGGGAACATCGTGGCGGATGCCAATGACGACGCTCACGGCGCGATGTTCAACCCGCTGTGCTTCGCCCTCGGCATCGAGAACGAGCTGCAGGTCGAGGTCAAGCGCATCGAGAGCATGGGCTGGGAAATCTATGCCTGGGGCCGCTTCGCCGTTGCGGAGCGCAAGGACGCCTATGGCGTGGGCATGTTCTATGATGCCGCGCTGTGAGGAGGCATGATATGCCAGTGCTGTCGGCGATGACGACGCTGCGCTTCCGGAAGCCTGACGGTTTCGAAGTGGCGATCCCGGTGCACGTATCCGCTGAGCCCGCAACCCGCGCCTATTATGAGCGGAAGGGATATGCCTTTCTGGGCAGGGCAGAGGATGGTGCGGCGAAAGAGGATAACCAAGTTAAACGCGGTAGGCCGCGCGAGAACATCTGACTCCGAGGCCCGGGCTGAGGGTCCGATCCCCTCCAGCCCGGGCTATATAGGGGGCGCATCATGCGGTTCTCTCTGGTGACGGCAGGCGACAAAGATGGGCCGGCAACAAGCGCCGTCCATGACCTGGGCGTCTATGTGCCTAGCGGCCCCCATGTGACGCTGCTGCGGCTCGACCTCGCGACGCTATATTGTGCCGGGACCATCTCGGGGATGGCGGTGGAGGGGGCTACCAGCGAGAAGGGCCAATATACGACGCTCTGGAGTATCGGCGACCCACAAGCGCCCAACCTGGCGACGCGCATCCTCACGGACTGGCCCCAATATCTGCGTCTCCGCCTCACCTATGCCCTGCCGGCAGGGTCCGAGGACTACTCTGACCCTGGCTATCGCGTAACGGTATTAGGCCACGTCTACGGCGTGCCGGAATGGTATCTCGTGCGGGCATGCCGGGATGAGCACATTGCCGCCGTGCGCGCCATCCTCACGGATCAGATGCGCGGATTCGGAGACTTGGCCGCATATAAGCAAGCCGCCAAGCAGACCATCGAGCAGGCCCTGCGTGGGCGCGGCATCGATCCCTACCGTCTGATGACGGACGGACATCCGTCCGAGCCATGCATCGAAGGGCTAGAGACAGCAGGCGCCGCCCTGACGCTCTACTACGTATACACCGGGGGCATCGCTGCTCCATCCGACGCCCTCGCGGCCATGCGCGATCACGCCTGGCGCCTCTATGTGGCCGATCTGGACGCTGCCCTCTCCGCCGGCATGATCACCGCGGACCCGAATGGGGATGCGGGCCCGCCCCCAGAGAATGCGTCTCGTCCGCCTGGGGTATGCCTATGAGATTCCGACTAGATGGGCCCGCATTCCAGAAGGCCTTGGAGGCCGCCGTGGCCAAGACGGTCACGGAGAGAGTGTGCCTGGAAGTGGGGGCGACGGCCCGCGATATCATCAGGACCCGTACCGAAAGTGGGCGCGACGTGGATGGGAAACCCTTTCGACCATATTCCACTAGGCCCTGCTATATCAGCCTGCAGGAACGACCCGCGCCCAGGGGCGGCATTAAGACGCCCAGAACCCCGACAAAGGTCAGCAACTACAACCGCCGCACCGGGGCGACCCTGAAGAGCACAGGCAAGGGCCCACGTGGTGGTAAGACGATGTACTTCCCTAGAGGATATGCCGAGTATAAGGCAAACCTCTATGGCCCAGTCGTGAACCTGACGAGGACCGGGCGGATGCTATCTAGCCTGTATGCTGAGGCGCGGGACCGCCTCCGGGTAGTTATTGGGTTCTACGGGCGCGAAGCCAATGATAAGGCCAGATGGAACAACGAGAGCCGACCTTTCTTCGGAATCCGCCAGGCGCAGGAGAAGGCCCGACTAGTCGCGGCCTGGAGGAAGGCCAATGGCGTCTAACCTTGTTCAGATTCTGGAGCAGCTCAAAACTGCCCTCGAAGGCGTGGATGGCGTCGGCGGCGTCGAAACCTATCCGCCCGACCCCGACACCTGGCTGGAGACGCTTCTGCCCGGTCAGCGGGGCGTGGTCCTTCACCTCGCCGTCCAGGAGAGCTCGGCGACGAGGCTCACCTGCGGCTCCTACCAGGAGAGCATGACGGTCATGGTGACCGTCGCGATCGCGGGCCAGGAGTATGGCGTTGCGCAGATGATATCTCTGCGGGACGCCATCATTGAAGCACTGGAAGCGGATCAGACGCTGGGCGGGTATACGTCACTGGTCACCTGGACCGGCTTCCGCACCATCGACGCACGAGAATACCTAGCCCCATTCCGTCTAACGTTCACAATGGACTTTGAGTGGGAGGCCTGATCATGGCAAAGCGGCAGATCCCCGAGACCATGGATACTACGCTGCCGGAGGGCCTCGTCCGCGCTGTGGTCCGGCCAGAGTGCGTCGGGCAGACGCACCCGATATATGGCTATCTAGTGGACCAGGCCGTGTACGAGGTGCCCCAGGAAGCAATGTCTGCGAGTGGCCCATTTCAGGCGGCTAAGGCCGCGCAGGAGGAAGAATAATGGCCTGGACAGGAAAAGAGCATGGCCTGGCCGCCGCGCTGGCTCCGGCTAGCGCAGCCTGGGGCACGGAGCAAGCCCTGGCGGCTGGGGACGGCATCAAGGTCTCCGAAAACCCAGTTCCTTTTGGGGAACCATCGGTCAAGGTGGAGGAGACAACGGACAATGGCTGGCCTCAATATGTAGACCTCGGGAACGTGGAGGACGTCAACTTTTCAGTGGAGTTCGAACCTCGCTACTGCTCCGGCACGGCTGCTTCCCCGATGGATGAGCTTATCTTCGCCTGCCTCGCTTCAGGGACGACGGCGACGCAGCAGGGCACCACACCGGCCTATCTGCACACCCAGACCATCGCGGGCGGAAAGAGTCTTGCTGACTCCGTCGGCCGCTGGTTCACCATTGCCGCCCGATGGGCGAAGACCAACGGGGCCTCCTATCTCTCGGTGCCATCATGGCAGCCGAGCGGCTTGGAGGTCACCAGCGAGGCAGGCAAACCTCTCAAAATATCTGTCAAGGGCCTCGGGAGCAGGGTGCTCCGGGACTCTCCCGTCATTTCGGGCTCTTGGTCCAACGTGACATATTTGGATACGACCAGGAAGGTGCATCACAGCCATATCGGCCCTACGGGGTGCTGGCTCGCGCAGTCTGCCCAGATCGGCGGGACGCCTGTGGCATTCGATGATTCCTGCGCCATCAAACCATCCCATATCACCATCTCCCTAGATCGGAAGTATGAGTCCGTCTTCACCACAACCGCCTACTCAGACCAGCCGAGCGACAACGGCTTCACGGACATCAAGGTTACCCTCAAGTTCCCCAAGGTCACGGATGCGAACGAAAGCCTGATTGATGCGGCCCTGAAGCGCTGGGAAGACGGCGTGGAGACGTACTTCCACCTCCGGGTGCGCTGGACCTTCCCGACCGCCATTTCGGGCTCCTACTATCCTTACTATGAGATCGGGCTCCCGATGCTCATGCCCACTAAGGTGGAGCGGAAGACCCAGGCCGGGAAGCGCGTGGAGCATGAGGTGCAATTCATGGCTCTGCGTCCTCCTGCTACTTCCCATCTTCCCTCCTGCTTCCGTTATGCGGGCGGTACCAGCGGAGACACCGCTGATGCGCTCTATCTGGCTGTCCAGAACAACACCAGCGCAACCATTATCGGGTAATGGAAAATGCCAAAGAAACTGGAGCAGAAACTGAAGCGCGAGGCGACAAAGAAGGGGCTCAAAGGCGAGCGGAAGGATGCCTATGTATATGGCACGCTGCGAAAGACAGGATGGAAGCCCTCGCGCGAGCGCAAGCGCTGAGGCGCAACTGGGCGTCACCTGGCCCATAGGCCAGTAGCATTCGGCCAAGTGGTGAGACTGGCAGGCTTCTGCCACTGGAGGGCGCATGGAGTTCAAGCTCGTTGACACAGAGACAATCCGGGAATATCGCATCGGCGACGCGGTGATCCGCTACCGCGAGGCACTTCCTGTGACGGTGACGGCCGCCTATGCGCGCCACTCGCTGGGCACGGAGCGAGGTGTGGAGGTCGACATCGAGCAGGTGATGCGGGACATTCTGAGCGCGCATGTGCTCGGCTGGGAGGGTGTGACGCTGGATGGTGCGCCCCTGCCCTACTCACTCGACACGCTCCTTCGCATCCGGGGTGTGCCTGACGCGCTCTTCGCTCGCATCGTTGGGTCGGTGCCGGCCGAGGATGGAGGCCAGAGTGGGGAACGCCCTTAGCCGCCCTCCGGGCCTACTTGCAGGTAACGGCCCAGGAGGGAACGGGCCCGGATACATGCTGGCGTCGTGCGGCGGTGCCGCTAGAAGCCTGCCCTGCTATACGCGATGCCATCGCGAATGGCGAGCCTCCCCTGGCGCGATGCGAGGGCTGCCCCATTCAGGACCGGGAGCTCTGCCCGGACCTGGACGGCCTCAGTCGGACGGCTCTGCTCTTCTCCGCGATATGGGACCATCCGGCTCACGCCGACTACCGGGAGGCACTTCTCCCGGCGATCATGCCGCGGCTGACCCCATCCCAGGTGCTGGCATGGCTCCGGCGGCGGGAGGTGATCTGGGAGGAGCGCGAGCGGAGGATGGCCGAGGCGGCCAAGCGGCAGCAGCCGAGGGGAGAGGCCCCATGACCGACGCGCTCAGCGGGCGAATGGGAGCCTTTTGGGGGCATGGCAATGGTAACGCCTTGATCGGTCCCCAAACGGAGCCTTATTGCCCCATTAGCGCGTCGGGGTTGGCCGGCTTAGGAGACAGCCATGGCAGACGATAGCGTACCGCTCCGTCTAGAGCTCGTCTTCGATGATAAAGGGGCTCTGACGAAGGTCCGCCAGCTCGGAGATGCGGCAGAGCAGGCTGGGCAGAAGGGACAGGCGGCCTTTGACGATGCAGCCTCCTCTGTCACGAAATACGCGAAGGAGATTGGCGCCAGCCTGGGCGTGATCGGGGCCTTGACGGAAGCCTATCGGTTCATGGCGGAAGCCATCCATGAGAGCGGCAAGGAACAGGAGACGCTCCTCAAGACCGAGGCGATCGTTCGCTCCACCGGCATGGCGGCCGGCTACACTTCGCACCAGCTGGCCGAGATGGCTGAGCAATTTCAGCATGCCTCCGTTTACTCGCGCGACATGATCATGGAGGCGCAGAATATTCTGCTGACATTCCGCAATATCGGCCGGGAGGAGTTTCCTCGCGCCCTCCGAGCCGCCATGGACCTCTCCAGCGTGATGGGCGAGGATCTGAATGGCGCCGTGCTTAGGCTTGGTAAAGCGCTGGAAGACCCAGTGGAAGGTCTGACGGCACTACGCCGAAGTGGGATTATTTTCTCCGACGAAGAAAAGCAGGTCATTCAGACGCTGATGGATACAAATCGGCAGCTCGAAGCGCAGCGCTATGTTCTTCAGCTCGTAGAGCAGAAACTCGGTGGGACGTCCAAGGCGGTCCTGGAGGGCTTCAATGGCCAGCTCGCGCAGGTGAAGAATAGCTGGATTGACCTCAAGCGAGCCATCGGGGGAGCGGTCACGGAGAACCCGGCCCTCATAGAGGGCTTCCAGGCCCTCCACTGGACCCTCCGAGAGACGGCGAGTGTGGTAGAACAGAATGGCGCAGCGCTACCTGGGATGGCGGGCCAGCTGAGAATCCTGGGCCAGGTGGCTGAGGAGGCGAGGGTGCAAGTCGCCCAGCTGCGCGCCATATTCAGCGGCAGCTCGCCTTTTGAAGCAATCCTGACTGGTGCGAAGGCTCCAGAGATCGCGGCCTCTGCGAAAAGCCTGGAAGAACTCTCCGGGTCTCTTCATGATATAACGCTCCGAGCAGAGGGCCTACTCGAGGCAGACCCTGCCTTCAAGCAGCTCGAGAGGGATGTGAGTAAGGAGCAGACCGAGCTCCGGCATGAGGCCGCGGCAGCGGCGCGGGAGCATGCGCGTGCTCTCCGAGAGCTGGGAGAGGCGGTGAAAGCCTGGAATGCGGAGCTAGGGTACGATCTGCACAAAAAGAAGCCCGACCCATTCGAGTGGGTGCCGATGGAACACGGAGCATCGTGGCCTTTCAAGACGCCGCAGCAGATCGCTGACCCCATGCTGCAGGCCATGAAGCTCATCCAGGAGGCCCGCATCCAGGACCTCCAACATGCAATGGAATATTATGCACAACTCGGCCATCTATGGATGGACCAGGCCCAGAAGCAGGTGGCGATGGTCCTGAAAGTCAGAGATGCAGAATACCAGACCCAGGCCCAAATCCTATCAGGGGCTGAGCAACTTATAAATACAATCTGGGGCCACAACAAGGCCGCTTTCCGCGCGATGCAGCTTCTAAAGCTGGCCGAGGTATGGATCAATTATGCCGCTGCCGTCATGCACATATATGCCACGGCGCCCTTCCCTATGTGGCCTGCTCTGACGGCCCTGGCGAGGGTCCAGGCCGGCATCTCCGCAGCGCTCATCATGGCACAGAAAGCGCCGAATGCGCCCAAGGGGCAATTCCATGCCGGCGGGATAGTCCCATCAACCGGGTCCTATGTGCTAGAGCGGGGCGAGATTGTCATCCCTCACCCTCCGCCAGCAAATGCCTTGGGTGGGAATGTGTACATTGACCTCTCTGGGGCCTATGTGGATAGCGAGGACACGGCACGGGCACTGGCGCGGATGGTACAGAAGGCCACTGCTAGGGGGTGGGCATGATCCCGACAGACAACCCCAAGATCATCTATGGCGCGACCACGCTCTGGCTCCCGCGGAAGTTCACCGACTGGAAGCGCGACAAGAGCCACGCCCCTGTCATCACGGAAGGGCAGACCTATGTTCAGGTGGTTTCTGTCCCCGTGCGCTATCATATCGAAGCCACGACAGCGGCCTTCCCGGATGCAGTAGAGGACTGGGACGGGAGCGGCGCCAGGCCGTTCACCCAGGCATGGGCCGCATTCTGGGATAACTGCGCGAAGGCAGGCAAGGTCTTCTCCTTCTACCGCAACGGCGCAGATAATACGCCGGGAGAATCCTACTACCAATACTGCGTCTGGGTGGCGGATAGCGACGGAATGCAACTACTCGTTGGCAATCCCCGATATCGCCTGAACCTGAAACTCGCCACAGAGGGAGCGGCGCGGTGAGCATAGTCTTCAGCGACTTCATCCGCCAGAAGAACCTCGAAAGCCCGGCCTGGGTGCTGGCGATCGATGACGTGGTCTATTTCTCGACCATCCCCCTCGCGGCTCTGCCCTCGGCGCTCCCTATCATTTCCTCCATCACGGGCCCGGCCCTGGAAACCGACTACACGGGGGGAACGGCGAAGGTCTCTACGTTAACGGTCACGCTCCTGGATATCTTCGCAGGCAGCACCTACAAGGCCAGCAGCGCTCTCTATTCCGCCGACGTGATCGGCAAGCGCTGCGTGCTCTATCTCGGCGACTCCACCGCGACGACCTGGTCCGATACCTACTATCGGCCTCTCTGGATCGGCTATGTGCGTGAGGCGGCGGAGAAGGGCGGGAAATGGGAGCTCCACTGCGAGGACTCGCTCAGTCTTGCCAAAAACGGCATCTTGGAGATTGACGAATCATTCCTGACGGTAGCCGAAGACTTCCAGGCGAGGGATAGCGCCATCGGCATCAAGGGCCGCCGGAAGATGCCGACGCTGCCGACACTCGTCAACCTTGCCATAAACCCAACCTTCGACACCTCGATGAGCGGTTGGACCTGGGACTGCACCGGCGGGAGCGCGACATGGGGCAGCTCCTATGGCCGGAGCGGAGGTGGGGTGAAGGTAAACAGTGGAGCCTCGAACACGGGCGCGCTCACCCAGACTGTCCCTCTCCCCTCTGATCATAAGCAAGGCCATATCTACTGCGCGCTGATCGACGCGAAGACCGATGGTACGCCGACTGCAACTCGATATCAGCTCCGCGTGCAGATGGAGGTTCTGGACTCCAGCGGGGCAGTTCTGGAGGTCGCCACCGGTACAGCACGGAAGGTTAGGCATGAGGGCGAGTGGGGTACGTATTCGGCTTCCATCGCCGTCTACCACCCCTCGGCAGCGAGCATCCGCGTGAAGTATATTGTCGGCACGGATGGCACGACGCCTGTCTCCTTCGACCATGCCTTCCTCTACCGGCCGCAGGTCTTCATCACGCTCAAGCGGGAGGTTTATGCAGCGCTCTCCATCGACGAGAGCACGACCCCCGACAGTATGGCCATAGCGCATGCCGTCCTGAGCACGCGGGAGAACACTCAGCCGAAAGGCGAGAAGGGGAAGGTCGTCTATCCATTCGTCGGCTATGGCGCAGATATCATCCTACGACTCCTCACCACCACGAGCACAGGCGGGAATGGGCCATGGGACCACGGGGACGGTCTCGGGTGCGGGATTCCGATCGGAGACATTGACACGGCCTCCTTCATCGCCACTCGCGCCGCCCTCCCATATCACCTATTCGCTCTTCTCCTCGTCGAGCGGCAGAAGGACGTCCTGGGGTTCATCGCGGAAGAGATTCTCAAGCCCATGGGGGCCTGGCTCACACTGGACACGCAGGGCCGGATTCGCATGGGCTATCTCCCGGACACGGTGGGGGTGCCGACCATCACCATCACCGACGCCTCCATCGCGGAGCGGAAGACGCCCAGCCTTGAACGCCAGCGTGAGGCTACCATCAACCGCGTGGACGCCTTCGCAGATTATGACTATATGGGTGCCTGCGAGACGCGGAGCAGCCGCGAGCTGGGGCATTATGCCAACCACCTTGTCGTAGATAGCGGGGGCCCGGAAGGGGACTCTCGCTATATCGGCACCTGGACCTTCGACGAGAACGACTACCGCATAGACGGCGTATTCATGGACCAGAACCGGACATCGCAGAGCCGTTTCGGCGTGCATGCCTACACTGTCAAATCGAAGGGCCTGCGCGGGCTCCCCTCTTATTCCTCTGGGATGCCTTGCCCGCTCTATAATTGGGGCGGGTCCAATTATCGCTATGCCTGGCAGGGCGAGGAGGCGCTGCGCTCTCTCGCCACGCGGCTCCTTACCTTCTTCAGCGTCCCGCCATGCTTCATCTCGCATGCTGCTTTTGCCGAGGCGCTGGCATGGGAGATCGGGGACGTCGCCTCGTTGACGCTTACGGGGGTCCCGAATCCCACCGGGGGCCGTGATATCTCCGCCGTCAAGGCCATCCTCGTCAAGAAGGAGGTCAAGCCCGGCCCCGTGACGGTTGCGCTGACCTGGCTAGTGCTGGACCCGGCATGGTATTCTGCCCCTATTTCGAATCAGCCCGTCTACGACTACGGTACGGCTCCGAGTGCCGCGAACATCGACATTCGCGTCGCGGATGCAGATACCGTGAAAGCGGGCAATTTCCCCTATGTTCTCTCTGGGAAATTCGCCGCGCTCATAGTCACGCACCAGTATGGGGGCGTCACCGGGGCTATGCCCAATTTCAACGCCTATGCCTATACCGAAGTGCGCATCCAGTGGAATAGCGCCCAAGACAGCCACACAAAGGGCCTCATCACTACGGCGCGCTTCAAGACCTCCAAAATCATGGTTGCCCTGCCTGGCGCGCTCGCCTACGACAGCAACGCTCTGGAGGACATTGGCTCCATCCAGGTGCTATGGCGCTATCGAGACGGGACCTATTCCACCGCCTATATCTACGGCTCGGCCACGCCGGGGTCTGACATCGAAGACCCCCAAGACCCGGTCGTCCTGCCGCACGATATCGTGGCCTCCATAGAGGGCACCTCGGAGGTGATGGCCTCATGGAATGCCGTGCATGACCATCGGCTCGGGCTCTCCGTGGCCGGGACCAGTCTGGTGCGTGCTTCGTGGGCCAACCTCAATGATGCCCCGTCGACGCCCACGATCGGAACGCTGACGAGCACCGAGCAGGACATTCCTGGAACCCGGAGAGTAGAATGCGATCTGACCGTGCCGCTGACATTCTCCGGGGCGCACAAGCTGCACGTGCAGGTCAAGGAATGGGACGGCTCGAAGATCACTGCCAACGATTCGGTAGTGGTCAATGTGCGCGGGAAAACCTCCTACACCTATTATCGCCGGCACATGTACACGAAAGGCCGCACTCTATACGTGCGGGCATGGGCCGAGACTGGCACGGCGCTGTCGGCCCCGACGTGCTCAGACGCGAATTGGGAGACGAATCCGCCGACCGGCGCGGCCTCGGTGGTTGCGGGAGGCGGTTCTGCGCCCAGCGCTCCCGCCTTTACTGGCCTGGTCGTAAAGACCCGGAAGCCCCATCATACGGACTTTCAGGCCCAATGGAGCACCGCCTCAAATGCATACAAGGAAATCGAGGTCGAGATCACCTATGACGGGGGGACGACCTGGGAACCCGTCAAGGTAGTGAATATCTGGGCGCAGCGGCTCACTGGGAAGGCTCGCATCCGCATCCACCACCAGGTAGAATATGAAGCTCCCCAGATCCGCCTGCTCATGCGAGACAAATATGGGCAGGAATCGTCCTACTACCCCAGCGCCACCGGCACCGATAGCACATGGTGGGCCAGCATAGAGCCAGGCGGTGGAGGGGAGAATCCAGTCACGAAGTGGCCCTGGACCTTCTCGAGCACTTCGGCCTTCTATGACGCCTCCAATAAGCGGGTGGAGATAGACAACGGCAGCACGGCCAGGCTAGATGTCCCTCTTCACAAACAGCGGATCGCCATGCACGGAGACTGGAGCTTCTCCGGGTTCAGCGCCACGCACAAACTCGGCTTCCTGGATGATAATGGCAGGAATGGGTATTACATCGCCATCCTCTCGGCCTCCCAGGTACAGCTCTATGGCGTGGACAATAACGGGACGGCCACGGCCATAGGGTCTGCGCAGATTCTGACCAGCGCCCTTGCGGCAAACACGACCGCCGACTTCCGCTTCGAGGTCCACAGGAGCAAGATCGTCCTCATCGTCGGTACAAACTCCCAGCGTTTCGAGTGGACCGACGCCACCTATCGCACCAAGGGCTGGAAGGCCTGGTTCATCGCCGCAACAGGGGAAAAGATATACCTTGAGAGTCTCCACGTCAACAACGGCGGGCAGTTCTACAACGGGCTCGCCACGTCAAACGTGCAGGCCATCACGGACGCCGACGGTTTCGCTGATGCGGGGAGCGTTCAGGCGACCATTGCCGGGACCAAGCGCAAGCTTGCCACCATGATGGCGAAAGTCGGGGGCGATATCTACTTTGACGGCTCCTTCCTGCGCGAGCGCGATCCGGTAGACTCTTCTGCCATGCCCACGACGGACCTCAAGGCCGGGATGCTCCAGCCCTTCTATTATTCCGGGGGCACTGGGGCTGCTAAATATCGCCTTGGAGTCATGATCCCAGCCAATTTCTTCGGCGATGGCATCCCCTCGTCCGATATTTGGGCCCATTTCAACGCGGACAATACCATGTCGGCCGCCTCAGCCTCGACGCCAACCAGCGGGAGCGGGGGCTCAGGGGGGACCTGCTTCCGCGGTGATATGCTTGTCCTCACGCCTGACGGGCCTATGCCGATATCTGACATCCAAACCAGCGCCATCATCCTCTCCGTGGACCAGCAGACGGGGAAGATTGTGGAAGACTACATCGTCTCTAAAGCGGAGCATGATGCGGACAGGGTCCTTCTCCTGAATGGCGAGCTCGCCGTCACGGAGGAGCACTTTCTTTTCCGCTGGGATCGCGGCCGCCAGCCTGCATCATGCCCGCAAATCACGGCAGGAGAGGCTCAGCTCGGATGCCTGCTCACGGTGATGGGCGAGACCGCCCTGGCCCCGCGGGTGTTGGAGATGAAGCAAGTCGTCGATGAGCCCTGCAAGGTCTACAGCTTGACAACCGGGACGAAGTGTTTCCTGATTGGGAGCAACGGGCGCTTCTATCTCGTGCACAACCTCAAGAACCTGAATAACTAGGAGGGCGCTATGGCCGGGAGTTTCGGAGACTATTTCGAGAACCAGGTGTTGAACGCCATCACGGGGAGGGCAGGCATCAGCCAGATGACCCTCTACCTGGCCCTCTTCACGGCTCCGCCGAGCGATTCCGGGGGCGGGACGGAGGTCTCCACGAGTGGGACAGGATATGCGAGGGTGCAGCTCAACACCCCGCCTTCAACCAACCCCTATTTCGGCACTGCCGCGGCTAGCGGTCAGATCGCCAACACCGCTCAGATCAGTTTTGCGACGCCTACGGCTTCCTGGGGGACCATCGTGGCCATCGGCATCTATGACGCCGCGACAGGCGGGAACCTTTTGGCCTGGGCCACCGTGCCAGCGCAGACGGTCAATGCCAATGACCCGCCGGTAAAGTTTCCCGTCGGCGCCATCGTTCTGAGTCTTGACTGAGGAGGCGGCTATGCGACGAGCGGTTGGTATCTTGGCCCTCTTGCTCAGCATTGCGACGCTGGCTGCGAAGCCGGGGCGGCTGGACATCACCATCAACCAGGGCGGCACCTTCGGCCCGCTGGTCCTCACGCTCAAGGATGCATCCGGCGCGGCGGTGGACCTAACGGGCTGGAAGGCGGAGGCCCAATACCGCGCCTCCTCATCCTCCGCGACCGTGCTGGCCACGTTCACATGCACGATCACCGACCCTAAAGGCGGCGTCATTCGCGTCTCGCTCTCTGATGATGCGACTGCCGCCTTATCAGCGCCAGCCGCAGGGGAATGGGACCTCTTTGTCACGACAGCGGCAGGCGAGAAGTACCGCATCCTCGCGGGGACCGTGCAGGTCTTGCCCCGCGTAACGAGGTGACCTGATGAGACGCGCATGGATTATCGCGCTCCTCTGTCTGCCCCTCCTGGCTCTGGCTCAGAGCCAGATCCTCGTCACCTCTGATGAGCCCGTCGCGGGCGTGACAGTGACAAAGACCGGCGTGGATGCCTACACGCTCACGCTGGCCTCTACCCTTGGCGGCTCTACAGCAGGGTCCCTCGATATCCACGAGACCCCGGCCCCATCACCTACTGCGCCTTCGGTCGCGGCAGAGGGCTCAGGCCCCCTCACGGGCACCTATTACTGGGTGGTGACCTACGTCACCGCCCAGGGTGAGACGGCCCCTGGCTACGGCTGGACGGCTACTCTCTCCTCTCAGGCGGCGCGGCTATCGGGCATCCCGACCGGACCGTCTGAAGTGACGGGCCGGAAGGTTTATCGAAACAAGGCTGGCACCGCTTATCCCTACTATTACGTGGGGACCATCGCCGACAATACCAGCATTACCTTCCTGGATAGCGTAGCCGACACCGCACTAGGCGCCCCATGTGACGTCGCTGGGGCGGCCTCTGCCCGGCTGACCGTGAATGGCAACCCGGCGATGGTTCTGTCTCCCAACCTCATCTCGGTGGGCAGGGGTAACGGCATATGTGCTCAGGTGGAGAACAATGTCTGGCTAGGGAATGGCATCGCGCCGAATTCGACTGCGGCCCACGATGACACGGTGGCCGGCTCGGGTGGCGCCGGGGCCTCCATCATATCCGCTTCTGGGGATACATACGCCGGCGCGGGGGCCGGGCATTCGCATCAGTATGGCAACCGGAATACCTGGATCGGTCTCAACGCCGGCTGGACCAATCAGGATGGGGCCTACAACACCGGGCTTGGCGCCTGGGCTGGCTTCTCGGGTCAACACAACAAGGGTTGCACCTTCCTTGGCTACCAGGCTGGCTATTATGAGAGCGGGGATTCCAAACTCTCGATCAACGTGGCACGCCCTGATGGTATGCCCCAGACGCTCATCAGCGGGCAAGGAGGGGCCACCCCGTCAGTCACTATTCAAGGTACCCTACAAGCCTCCAATCTCTCCGGCATCAACACAGGTGATCAGGACCTGACGCCTTATGCTCGCAAGGACACCGCCCAGGATTGGGCCGCGACACAGAACTTCCGGGCGGGTTTCAACGCCGGCTCGACGGCTACGTCCGACGTGGAGCCGGCGAGCTCGACCATCACGGCGCAGGCGGCCTATCCTTACGCCACGACCCACAAGACCGGCGGAGACCTATCTCTCGGTGGCGGGCCGGGCATGACCGGCTTCACCATCATTGACTACTCGCAGCTCTACGGCCAGAGCGTGCGAGTGGTGGTAGATGATGGCCTCCCCACGGCGGCCTACTATCTCCTCACTGAGGGCGTGCAATTCTCGGCCCAGACCAGCAATGAAGTCACGGCGACCAACCTCGCCGCCGCAATCACCGCCTGGTGCCCAGGGGTAGAGGCGACTGCCTCTGGAGCGAATGTCGGCGTCTCCAAGACCGCCGGCGCGGCGACCCTCTACCTAGAGAGCGAAACGGCCTATATCACCGCCAGCAACTCGGACCCCGGCCACATTTATATGGTCACGCCATGCGAGGCCATGGACCTGATGCAGGCCCATGGTGGTGTGGCCCTTGGCGCGGTACGATGGTCTCCTCTCCCATTAGAGACCAGGCTCTATATCACCGCTCCCATCATGCGTTACTATTCATCCGCCGCCTTTGCGCCAGCCGGTTTCATGGTCGGATTGCGTCTCGCCGACGGCCTCTTGGTGCTGCTTCAGTTCGAGGACGGCAACTTCAACCTCACGAAGGCGCATTTTCCTGGTCTTGTCTCGGATTACCAGAGCAGCGCTGGCTCTTGGCTCCTGCTGGCATATAATGCCGCGAAGGGGTATTTCGAGGAGATCCTCCGTTCTCCAATGATCGAATCCGACCCGCGTCTCCCGGCTGCCGGGACAGCGGGCAATATCCTCACCTCGAACGGTATATCCTGGACCAGCGCTGCGCCGCCAGCGGATACTGACACCCTGGCCACGGTCACGGCAAGAGGGGCAACAACTTCCGTCGCAACCACATTCTCCGGCGGCCTCTCTGCCTCGTCGGTCTCTTCTGGCCGCCTCACTGCCCAAGTACAAGACCCCAGCACGGTTGGAGCCATCATCAAGGGTTACTCAGGCCAAACGGCGGACCTCCTGCAAATGCAGGATTCTACTGGAGCAATAAAGACCAGCATCAGCGCGATTGGGGACATTATTGCTCATGGGATTGGTACACACTCGAGTGGGGACGGCCCCATCAAAATCGTGAATGCGAACAACCAGATCACATTTGCCGTCGGTGATTATATTGGGGCCACAGAAGGAACACTTTTCCTCTGGGCTCCTGCTGGGCAAGGAAATGGTTCGGGCATTTCTCTCACCTCCGGCGGCGGGGCCAAAAGTGGATTATTCGAGCTAGATGGCGGTGGGAATATGGTCTTCCGCAATAAGAATGCGGCGGGGACCTACTTCGACTTCAACACTTCTGGCATCTTCTTCCGAGACCACAATATGACGAAGGTAATGACGCTGAGCGAGGCGGGCAACCTCAATTTTGGGAGTGCCGGTGATGTAGGGTTCCTGCGCAGCGCGGCTGGCGTCATGAAAGTGACCGATGGGGGCAGCGGCGACGGTACCATCACCGCAAAGAGTTTCCGTCTGAAGGGTTACACCGTGGCGACGTTGCCCGCAGGCATGCAGGGCGATACGGCATACGTGACCGACGCGCTGAATCCGACCTATCTCGGAGTAGTGGTAGGCGGTGGGACGACCATAACCCCAGTTTTCTTCAATGGGACAAACTGGGTGGCTTACTGATGGGGGCATGTCCATGCGACGCCTTCTCCCATTCATCCTGCTCCTCGCCGCCACACCCTCCTTGGCCGATGCGCCTCTCCACTGGCGCAAGCCTGCCGTGGATAACAGCACTGGCCAGTGCATCTTCTACCTGCCGGACCCAATGCCAAATGGCTGGGCCGTCGAGCGGGTGGTGATCGTCTACGATGGCCGGGAACTCACTCCGGACGAGCAGGCCCGAGTGGACCTGGGCGCTCTGGATCACGAGTGCGATATCTGGCTCCGGCTCTACGTACGCACGCCGGATGGGCCTCTGGTGCTGGATGGCCCGCACGCAGAGATCAAGGACCTGGAAGGGAGGGATGCATGAGACGAGGGCTTCTTTCGGCTCTTCTGGCCCTACTGGCTATACCCGTGGCGGCGCAGACGGTCACCCTAATGGTCACCAAGAGCGGGTCGGACGTCGTGCTGACCTGGAGCGGCGGAACTGGGCCTTATACCGTGATCCGGTCCTCTTCGCCGACCATGACGATTAGGACGGAGACCATCGCATCAGGCGCCTCCTCCCCAGTCACAGATAGCGGGGCGGCCACGCGGGGGGCATTCATCGAATACTACCAGGTCTCTGACAGCACCGCCCCTTCCGTGTCTATCACGACGCCGAGCGACGCCTTCTCCTCGCAAACCCCCTGCATCTGCGCCAGCGGCACGGCCTCTGCCGACGCTGCAGCGGTTTACGTCAATGGGATCACCGCCACCGGGACCACTGCCTGGACAGCATGCCCCGATAATGCCGGCGTTCCTTTGGCCATGCAGTCCGATCCTCGCATCTCGGGGGGCGTGCGCGTGACTGCGGCGGCAGTAGATGCGGACGGCAACTGGGGCTACGCCATCGCAGCCGGGTCCTATACCGGAACCGCCACCGCATGGACGCATTGTAAAAGTCGGAAGTTCGGTTGGTAGGAGGCAAGCATGGAGACTGGGCATTGGATCACGATCATCGGGTTCTTCGTTGGGGGTCTGCTCAGTATCGGGCAGGCGGTTTTCTGGTTTGAAATCAGGAATCTGCACGCGACAGATCGCGATCTCGCCCAGCTCATCCAGGAGGTGCAGAAACGCCTAATGACCTGCCGCGCGGATCATGACAGCACGTCCGCGACCCGGAATGACATCGCGCGACTGGAGGCCAGCATCGCCGCCCTCCACAAGCGGCTAGACAGTCTCTTCCAGTTCCTGGCGGAGCGTAGGCCATGATTACGCGCATCTCACCGGAAGGAGTAGCCTTCATCCGCCGCTGGGAGGGCGCGCGCCGAAATGCCTATCAGGACGTGGCAGGGAAGTGGACCATCGGCGTCGGGCATCTCCTGACGCCGCAAGAGAAGACGAGCGGGAGAATCTGGACGCCTAGCGGGGCCTTTATCTGGAGGGATGGCCTGACTGATGAACAGATTGACGCCATCCTGGCCATGGACCTCCAATCCGTCGAGAATACATTAGGACTCGTGCTCCTGGCCGACGTAAACCAGGCCCAATTCGACGCGATCGCCTCGCTGACCTACAACATCGGCGGGGGCGCGATCTCTAGATCAACACTGCTTCGCAAAGCGAACGCAGGCGACCTGAAAGGCGCTGCAGAGCATTTCCTCGATTGGCGGCTCGCAGGGGGAAAGGAAGTCGCTGGACTTGTTCGCCGCCGGGAGGCGGAGAGGAGATTATGGCTCGATGGGGTCTATACATGAGGCCCCTATATTTGCATGGGCGACGATGGATGATCCGCTTTCCCCGGAGGCTGCAGGATGGGCGCTATGGAGAAACGGACTATGACGCCAGAACCATCCGCATCTGGTCGGGTCTCGGGCTGGCTGAGCAGCGCTGGACCATGCTGCATGAGGCCATCCATGCCATCCTGCCTGACCTGAGCGAGGAGGACGTTGTACGGCTGGAGGAAGGGCTCCGGCAGGTCCAGGCGCAGGTGCCCGACCTCTGGCCGTGAGGAGGGGCTATGCAGGAAGTGCAATGGGACTTTGAGCCGCGCAAAGACAAAGCTCGCACGCGCATCTATATCCTCTCGGACCTTCACCTGGGCCACGCGGGGGCCCATAAGGCCCTGCTCAAACGACACATCGCCAAAATCGCCGAAGACGCCGACTGCCACGTGATTCTAGGCGGAGACATCTTGGACGCCATCTGCCTTCAGGACCGCAGAGCGCGGCTCTCGCAGATGGATCCCGATATTATCGGCGAACATCGGGATGACCTGATCAATCAGCAGGTCAATATGGCCCTCGATCTGCTGGCGCCGATCGCCCGAAAAATCCGTCTCATGCTCATCGGAAACCACGAGGAGGCAATACTCGAGCGCGCCAGCGTGGACCCGCTTCAGATTCTGGCAGATGGCTTAGGGCTCTCTGCCGCGCCCAAGGAATGTCTTCGCGGGAAGCCCTATGAGGGGGCCTATTGCGCCTATATGCGCCTACGCTGGCCCGAGGCGGCAGACATGGGGAGTCGCGGTTCGCCGCACTGGTGGATGCTAGATATTGCCGCGCACCATGGAGCAGGCGGCGGCCGGAAGCCCGGTGCGAAGGTCAATCGGGTGGACGATCGCGCAGGATGGTATCCTACCGCGCATATCGTCGCCTCCGGCCATAATCACTCTCGCACTATGCACGAGCGCGTGGGGTTGGCCTATGGCGTCCACCAGCTGGCGGTGAGCGAGGCCAAGCAGCTCTGTTTCAATACCGGGGCCTATCTGCGCACCTACTATTCTGGCTCGAGTGGATCCCATTACGCGGAGCGGGCGGATTATCCGCCTTCGGCGCTCGGTGGGGTCTACGCGGAAGTGGAGATGATGAGGACTTGCCAGCGGCCCAAGAAACGGCTCAAACGTGGGCTGCTCCTGAGAGGAGGCTTTCTCTGATGCCATGGTGTGAGGACTGTCTCTATTATGACCCGGACCTTGCCACCTACGAATCCGCCGATGCGGGGTTCCAGGGCCCACAAGGTCGGTGTCTCTTCGCCCGTGTGCACAGGCTTCCAGACTACATGACGGCCCGGGTTTCCCCGCGGGCATTCGCTGACTGTAGCGCATGGGCGCCTAGGATGGCGTTGAAAGGAGGGCATGATGAAGGGATGGAGGACTAGACTGCTGGGGGTCCTCATCGGGATCGGGGGCCTCGTGCAGATGTACCAGGACGTGATCCCGCAAAAATACGTCGGGCCCATTCTTCTGGGGCTCGGTGTGGCAGTTATCATTCTACGGGAGCTCACGGACACCGCCCCGCCGCCCGTCCAGCTCCCCGATTTTCTGCGGCGGGAAAGGAGCTGAAAATGTGGTGGAAAGAAGGATATGAATGGTTTGAGAGCCGGTTCGTCGAGCTTATCGGAAAGCTCCCGTCCATCAAGCACTATCTCGACGAGAACGGGGATGGCGATGTCTCGCTCGAAGAGGTCTGGGAGAAGACCAAGCTCTTTGTTTCCAGCGCGGAGACGCTGATTGATGGCTTCGTGAAGATGACCCCTGGTCAGAAGCAGGAGGCCGTCGCTGGGCTTGTGAAGAAAGCCTTCCCGACCATGAAGGACAGCGCCATCTACACCATGATCAATATCGCCGTGATCCTCTTCAAAATCTTCAAGACCTCGCGGTGAGACCATGGGCTTTCTCCTGCGCATAATTCTTTCCTGGCTTGCGGAGCGACTCGGCATGGAGCTCATCCGCAGAGATGCCCTGATCGAGGAGCGCCGCAAGGGCCGGGAGGAAGGCCGAGCGGAGGCACTCCTCATCATGCACCGGCATATCGAAGACTCCATCCGAGAAGATGGGCACGTACCGACCGCCGCCGAAATGGACCGCCTCTTTGGAGGAGCCCAGTGAAGAATGGAGTCACGTCCAAAAGGCTTATAAGCGGCGATTTGGGAGACGGCAGAGGTAACACCCCCCCCACCCGCCCAACGCCGCCCTATTGCCCCATAGGCGCGTCTGGCGCGAAGGGGCTGATTTGGCGAGGCTCCGCGGTCCCTCTCGCTCTCCTGCTAGGTCTCGCCCTCTTTACGGCATGCGCCTCCAGCAGGCCGCCCCAGGTGGAAATCCCGACATTCCCGCCCCTTCCAGCCGTACACTTCCAGTCTCAGCCTGATGGGGGCTTGTGCATCGACCAGGAGAACGCAATACGACTCCGGCAGCGCGAGGAGCTCCATCAGGCACGGGAGCAGACCCTCCTCGAGCTTCTACGAGCCATGGGAGCTCAGGAGCCGAGGAGCCAGTCCCCGCCCCCTTCACAGCAGCCCTAATCGCGCCCCCCCTGGGCATGCGGGCAGGCCCCCTCCCCTGTCTCCATGCCTCTCCCCCGCCGGGTGCCTTCCCTACCCGCCCGGCGGGGGATTCATTTATTCGCGCGCGCGCGATTCTTTATAAAGCGCATGCTACCAAAAGCCCCTGGGAGCATTTATCCTCCCGCCCCTGGGCGGATATCGAGCCCTCCATAGGACCCGCCCGAGGGGCAAACCATAATATATAGTAGTATCATCGCCGACGCTACTATATCTTGCTCTTGACACGGCCATTTGGGGGCTTATATTACTCTCAGAGCGGCCAGGATGGGGCCGCGAGGAGGTGAGCCATGACGGGACAGAAGACGATCCGGCTGGCGGCGGAAGAGGGATACCGGGTGCAGGGCACCCAGGTGGTCCATGAGGTCCCTGAGGGGTGGAGCGATGGCTCCCCCCTGGAGGAGAGGGTGGTGACCATGCCCACGTCGATCCAGGTGGGAGCCACCGTGATCCTCGTCTCTACGACTGACCTCGCCAGGGGGACCACGACCTACTGGCTGCACAAGGACCCCCCCGGCGGAGTGCCGGGGAATAGCAACCCCGCCATCAAGAGGTTGCACGGCTGGCGGGGTACCACGAATGGCCGCGAGCTCTGGGCCCACGGCCGGCGCCGCGTCCTCCGGGTCCGGACTCTCAAGAG